TGCTACCTCCCACGTGGTCAGGTTTTAGGACACTAGCCCTAAATGGGTTTTCTAATCCTAATCCTAACCCTAACCCTAAACACCCACCTCCGGATGGGTGACCCCACCTCCGGATGGGGAGAAGACCTCACCGCCTTCGGAAGGCGGAGGTCGGCCCTCCCGGCGGGTTTTTCTATATATATCAAGTCTGTTGCTGCGCAGCGGGTTTAGTGGGGATCGTCTAAATTGATCCAGTTTTATTTAACCTGCGGGATTATGTTTGGTTAACCGGCGGTGGCTGGTGACAGCTGCACTTATCGGAGTGGCTTAGCAGTGGCTTAGCCACGGTTAAGGTTGACCATGTGATCGCACGCAAACCTCGTTGGCTGACTGCTCGATTGAATTTATACTGCATCTGGAGCCGTTTTACTCTCCAGAAAATTACGTCAGCCCTCAGCGGTGTTCCTTGCCCCAGCCAACAAATACTGCTCTTAAGCAGTGCCACCTTATGGCCACTCCTGCACAATGCCAGCACCTCAGCATGTCTACTGGCTGCTTACCATCCCATATGCCGCCTTCGACCCCAACCAAGGCCTGCCGCCCGGCGTCAAATATCTCAAAGGGCAGCAAGAAGAGGGAGGCAACACCGGATACCATCACTGGCAACTGCTCGCAATCATGGCTAGAAAGTCTACTCTCGCAGCCATCAAGCGGGTGTTTGGCGAGTCCGCTCACTGCGAGCCCAGCCGGTCAGCAGCCGCCAACGACTACGTGTGGAAGGAAGACACCAGAGTTGCCGATTCGCAGTTCGAGCTTGGGGAAGCGCCGTTCAAGCGCAACGACCCAACCGACTGGGCAGCCGTCCGTGCTTCAGCAATTGCTGGGGACTTGGATGCCATACCAGCCGATGTCTTTGTCCGCAACTACCACTCTCTCAAGCGGATCACCAAAGACTACTCGATCGCCCACCCCCGCCCAACAACTTCGTGCAAAGTCTTCTGGGGCGACACGGGGACAGGCAAGTCTCACCTCGCGTGGGAAGAAGCAGGTCAACTTTGCTATGTGAAGAACCCATCGACCAAGTGGTGGGATGCATACAAGGGCGAAGAGAATGTCCTCATCGATGAATTCACTGGACAAATCGGCATCACCTATCTGCTACGCTGGCTCGACATCTACTGCTGCCGTGTGGAGGAGAAGGGCGGTGATCTTCCGCTCAAAGCTACTAACTTCTGGATCTGCTCGAACATCGCTCCAACGGACTGGTACCCGGACGCCACTGCTCAACAGCGCGCCGCTCTGCTCCGACGCTTGGCTGTGACCCACTTCAATGTCCCGTATGGACAATAACTGAATAAAACATTGTATATAGGCAAAATTGACTTTATTAAAGCCGTATAAATCCTAATTGATTACTTAAACCTCATTCTTATAATTAGCCAAAGAGTTCAACTGGGCTGTCCGAGTATCCTTTCGGAAATACACATACCCACCAATCTCCAATTGACACTCATATGATATCTTAATAGCATTATTAAGATTACCCGTAGATGAACTTATCATCTTCTCAAACAACATAAATCGAAAATTGCCAAACAATCCAGTAGGGTGAATACCAAGATTGCCACCAGCAAACATTGCACGATAAGCTTCATCCATAGGCAATGACTTCTGATACGTCAAACGAGAAGTTTTAATATGGCCAGGCTCCATAAGACACTTGCCATAGAGCGTAACATTATCAAATTGAGTTGCAGGAGGTGGCTCCTGATACACCAAATCAGTTGGGACAACAGCAATTGCTCCATATAATGAATCAGCAATAAATGGACGTCCAGCTACAACAGATTTATCATCCTGTGTAACTGCAGTAGATCCATTACCATGACCAAAATAGGCACGTCCAACAATAGGATTGTTGTCAACAGCATCTTCATCACCGCCAAGATTGCCACGCGATTGATTTTGAACCTTCAAAGCACTCTTACTGTAAACAGTAAAAGAACACCCTTTCAAATTAATATACACAGGCGGCCAAAAAGTATTGCCGATTGGTACAGGAGTAACAGATTGAAAATTAATTTGTTGAAAAACCAATTCAGGCGAATAATTGGTTCGGAAGAAATTAGCAAAATATTCCGCAATTGTTTCAGCACTGAAAGCTATTCCAGGTACATTGTAATTCGCTGCAGTCCACGCAGAATCAGCACTTTGTGAATAAATAACAGCAAATGTGTCTCCAACAGAGAATGCAGGCAAATTCTTGCGAAAATCACTCATATCCGTTAAACCCATCCGGACAAGCACTTGCTTAACAATTGCTCGCCACATAACGAGATGAGCAGTATGAACAGGGACAGTAGCATGACCAATACACACAGTATTGCCAGCAGTCGCAGTGGATGCGCCCGCATTAAGCTCTCCACCAACTTCAAGAACAATAGAAGTTCCACGGACGTCCGCCGTGCTTGCGCGACGATCATGTGGCTTTAACGGCGTCGAAATGAAACCCGACGCCTTGCCGGCCGAGCCACCGCCCGAATAACCCGACGAATCGGTGTGCGCGTACGCGTCACCCGACTCGTACGCGATACTCCCCGAGTAACCCGGGATCGACCCACTGAGGCTGAACCGACGCCCCGACTGCTGCCGTACCGACGAAGCGGACGACCTCGAGCGACGAGACGTCGAGCGACCGCGCGGGCGTTTCTTACCAACTGCATTCATAACTTTTATGAAAGAAAGAATGAACATTAAAATTTAATTCCATTTTTTCGCTTATATACTCAAAAAAAAAAAAAATTGGTAGCCACAGGGTAGCCGGTAGAACCCGTTCTGTAAGTAATACTGGAACGGATGCTACCTCCCACGTGGTCAGGTTTTAGGACACTAGCCCTAAATGGGTTTTCTAATCCTAATCCTAACCCTAACCCTAAACACCCACCTCCGGATGGGTGACCCCACCTCCGGATGGGGAG